ACCGGGCACCCCCGCCGGGCGCGCCGTTTCTTTTCCGGCGCCTCGACCCCCGGGGACGTCTGTCAACCGTTTCTCCCCCCGACCCCTCGAAAACACGCCGGCTTCGCCAGATGGGGACAGGTAGTGGCCGGATCTCGCCGGATCGGCCGGGTGGAGCGGGGATTGGACCTCGAGCTCCGGGGATCACCCCTCGAGGGGGGAGCTCGAGCCCATCTCCGCGCCGCGGCGCGCCTGGTGGACGTGGTGGAAGCCCTCGCCGACGTTGACGCCGGCGCCAAGATGGTCCGTGCCTATCTCGAGGTGCGCCAAGCGTACGGACTGGCCGGACAACTAAGGGAACCGCTTGACCCCTTCGCCGCCTTCGTGGCCGGACTATCCGTCCCCACGATGGGGGACGCCCCGCACCCCTAGCCGTCCCACCTACGGGCCGGCCGTCGCCGCCATGGCGGACGCCATGGGGTGGCCGCTCATGCCCTGGCAACGGATCGCGGCGGACGTGCTGAACGAGGTGGACCCCTTGTCCGGCCTATTCGTCTTCTCGAGCGTGACCATCTCCGTCCCCCGCCAGTCCGGCAAGACAACCCTCGTGGGCGCCAACGCCGAACACCGCACCATCTACCGGCCGCGCGCTCGAGTGTGGTACACGGCGCAGACTCGAGAGATCGCGCGGGACTGGCTACTTAACGAGCACGTCCCCGGCCTACAGCTATCCCCGCTCGAGCCCTTCGCCAAGGTCCGCCGAGCTCAAGGATCGGAGGGGATCGCCTACCCCCACGGCGGGATGCTCCGGATCTTCGCCCCGCTACCGGCCGCCCTCCACTCCAAACAATCGGACCTCGTGATCGTGGACGAAGCGTGGGCCCACGAGCTCGAGCGGGGCCGCCAGATAGACCAAGCGATCGTCCCCACCCAAGCCACGCGTCCGGGCGCCCAAGTGTGGAAGGTTTCCACCGCCGGCGACGAATCTTCTCTGTGGCTATGGGACGCCGTGACCCGTGGCCGGGCCGCCGTGGACGCCGGCCGGCGCGAGGGGGTGGCATATTTCGAGTGGTCTTGTCCGGACGATCTCGACCCGTGCGCGCCGGCCTCGTGGCCGCTCTACCATCCCGCCTACGGGATCACCATCGGCGCGCCACAGATGAAAGCGGCCCTCGAGGAACTAGGGCCGGCCGGCTTCGCCCGGGCCTACGGGAACCGCTGGCCGGAGGGGATGGGGGTGGCCGCGGCGCCGAAGATCCCGCCCGGCCGGTGGGCCGCCGTCCAAGTCCCCGCCGTGCGCGCCATCTCCGCCGGCATGCGGTGCGCCCTGGCCTTCGACACGCCGCGGGACCGGGCCTCCGGCGCTATCGCGGTGGCCTGGCGGGACCGCCAAGGGCCGCGGTGTGAGCTCGTGGAAGTCCGGCCGGGGACGGGGTGGATGGCGGAGAAGATCGGGGAGCTCACCGCCCGCCGCCATCCCGTAGGCATTGGCTATCCGGCGGACTCGCCGGCGCTGGACATTGCGGACGAGCTCGCCACCGCCGGCCTGCCGGTGGTCCCCATCCGTGGCCGGGACTGGCCGGCCGCGTGCGCCGGATGGCTCGCGGCGGTGCTCGAGCGCCGGATCCGGATCGGATCCCATCCCGCCCTAGCCGCCGCCGCGGAGGTGGCGCCGGCGCGCGATAGCGGGGACGGGGGGTGGGTATGGCATCGCCGAGGGGCGATCGCGTCTATTGCGCCGGTGGTCGCGTGCACGGCCGCGGCGTGGGCCCTCGAGCATCCCGCCACCGCGGAAGTGGCCTCGTGGACCGCTTTCTAGTTTCTAGGATCTAGAACTTTCGTTTTCGAGCTCAATCGCGACAACTACAAGGGGAAGTCTTGCCCGCGGCGCGAAAGCCCTGGTCGCCGGGATGACCGATCATCCATCCCCCGCCGTTTCATCGCCTTAGGCGGGATCCTAGGGGGCCCCGTGGGGCCGGGAGTACCCTGGCGGAGTGTGGTGGCCTTACCGTGGAAGCGGAAGCCGGCGCCGGCGCCGATTGGAGCCGCGGCCGGCATCCCTAGCGTGTTCGGGGCCGCCGTGCCGGGGCCCGGCGTCCAAGGGGACGTGGAAGGCTTCTTGGAGCTCTGGCGCCGAAGGGCCGAACAGAATTCGATAGACGCCGGCGGCTATGCCGGCGTGCCGGGGGGGTGGGCCCCGTACGTGTCGGAGTGGGGGGCCCGCCAGGTACCGGCCCTCACCGCCGGCCTTCGTCTGATCTCCGGCGTGGTGATGCAGTTACCCCTACGCCAGAAGCGGGGGGATACGGAGGTGGATCCGCCGGCGACGATCATCACCAATCCGACCCCCGGGCCGAATCGCACCGTGGCGGACTTCGTGGACGAGTACGTGTCCGACGTGCTCTTGTACGGGAACTATGTGGCCCTGTTGGGGCCGATGGACTCCACCGGGTGGCCGTCTTCGCTTATCCCGCTGGACGTGACCTCCGTGTCTGTGGGCCGGGACCCGGACTCGTGGCTTCCCCTCTATGCCCTCAAGGGGGTGGACGAGCCGCTACCGGCGGACCGGATCTTCCACGTGGCGATTGACAAGCGATCCGGGGAGCTCAAGGGCCGCGGCGTGTTGCCTACCCTCACGGGCGCTATCGGCGCGGCGCTGGCCGCGGACGCCTACGCCGGCCGCTACTTCCAAGAGTCCGGCGTCCCCTCCGGCGTGATTACCGATAGCCGGCCGAACCTGACCCAAGCCCAAGCGGACGAGCTCAAGATGAAGTGGATCGCGGCCGTGTCGGGGACTCCGGTCCCCGTGGTGGTCCCCTCGTCCACGACGTTTACCCCGCTGGCCACCGACGCCGACAAAGCGCAGCTAGTCCAAGCCCGCCAGTGGGACGCCACCATGGTCGCCATGATCCTGGGTGTCCCCCCGTTTCTGTTGGGGATCGAGACCCAACGTCACACCTACACCAACGCGGAAACAGAATTCGGCCGCTTCGTGTCGACGACAATCCTCCGGCTTCTAAAGCCGCTCGAGCAACAGCTAACCGCCCAATGCCTACCGCGGGGGAACGCCGCCGAATTCTGGACCGGGGCCCTGTTGCGGGCCGATACCGCTACTCGAGCTCAAGCCGCCGCCGGCCTCTACGGGGCGGGGATCATCACACTCGAGGAAGCCCGCGTGTTGGCCGGCTTCCCCCCCACGGGGGGCCCCGCCGCCACCCCCGTACCCTCGCCGGCGCCGGCGCCGAGCTCGAGCCCTGCCGCCGGCGCCGCCGACGCGTCCGGCCGTCTTCATCTCGTGGAGGTGTGATCCATGCCCAAGATCCTGTCCCGCGTCTTCGCCTCCGGCCTTCGTGTCCGCGAAGACGGGGACGCCGCGGGCGACGGCCGGACCCTCGTGGGCCTGGCCGTCCCCTTCGGGGTGGAGTTAGACGTGGTGGATTGGTGGGACGAATACACGGAGACCTTCGAGAAGGGGGCCTTCGCCAAGACCATCCGCGACCGGAAGTGGCCTGTCCCCCTCTTGTTTCATCACCAACACCGGAGCCTAGGCATCGGCCGCGCGACGCACCTCGAGGAAACGGACGCCGGCCTCGAGGCGGAATTCCATCTCACCGAAGGGGTACAACTGGCGGACGAGGTGCTGGCCCTGGTGCTGGACGAGGCGATCTCCGGCCTGTCCATCGGCTTCGAGCCTGTCGATGAACGTCCGACCGTGAAGGGGCCGGATCGGACGCCGCCCTCGAGCCGGGATCTCGTCATCCGGACCGAAGTCAACCTTCGCGAAGTGTCCGTGTGTAACTTCCCCGCCTACACAGACGCCGGCGTGACCGGAGTCCGCGAAGCCCAAGCCCGCCACCCCTCCCTAGCCGCCCTGTCCGCGGAGCGGGGCCGCCTTCACGAGCTCCGTACCGTGGCGGTGGACCGATGGGGGAGGGTACGGCGGTGAGCCACGCCCAAGCGATCGTCCTACTCGTGGAGGTGGGGATCATCGCCCTCTATGCCCTCGTGGCGCTCGTGGTCCGCCGGTGAGCGGGGAAAAGGGGAACCGTCCGGACGAGCCGGAGCCGCCGGCGGAGCCGGAGCCGGAGCCGCCGGAGGACGAGCGACCGAAGCGGGGGGCCGCGCCCTCGAGCGTGGACCCCGGCCGGCGGATCTCCACGCGCTAGTCTTCGCCTGTCCGGGGCCGGACGCCTAGCCGGAGCCAAGTTGTGTGAGCCACCACTAGGGAGCGTGGAGCCACCCCAAGGGGACGCCAGATAGATCCGTCTTCACCCTTGGAGGAATCATGGCAATTTCGCTCGTGGACGTGCTCCGCCAGTCCATAGACGAGCTCCACGGCCGGATGAACGCAATCGAAGCCGCGGCCGTGGCCGATCAACGCGACACCCTGAACGACGTGGAACAGACCACGTGGGACGAGCTCCGCACCGAAGCCGAAGCGAAGACCAAGCGTCTAGAGCTCTTGGTGTCGCGTGCCGAGCTGGACGCCCACGCCGGCGAGTTAATCGCCCGGACTCGAGGCGGGGCCCCGCCGGCGGGGGAGGTGATCGCCAACGCCCGGCCGGACTTCCCCTACCGGACCCCCGGCGATTACGTGTTGGCCTATATGCGGACCAAGCACGGGGACACCGGCGAAGCGGCCCGCTTCACTCGAGCCCTCGCCGACGTGACCACGGCGGGGACGCCGGGCCTGGTCCCCCCGCAAGTCACCGGCGACATATTGGGCGAGTGGCTCGCCAACCGGCCGTCCGTGGACGTGATGACCAAGCCGGAGCTCCCCCCGGTAGGGATGGAAGTCCAACGGCCCCATATCTCCCAACACACCGACGTTGCTCCGCACGTGGAGAAGGGCCCCGTCGCGTCGCAACAGTTCACGCTTGACCTTGCGAGGATCCCGCTCAACTCTTACGCCGGCGGGGTGGACGTGTCGTGGGAGCTCGCCAACCGCTCGAGCCCGGCCGCGCTGGACGTGATCTTCCGGGACCTCGTGAACGTCTACGCCCGCAAGAGCGACCAAGCTGCCTTCGGCGGACTGGCCGCCAACGTGACCCAAGCCGTCGCGTGGGACGGGACCGCCGCCACGCTGGCCAAGGCGATCGCGGACGCCGCCGTGGACGTGGCGACGAACAGCGAAGAAAACTTGTTCCCCGACACGGTATGGCTAGGCCTCGCCGCCTACGGACTTCTGGCCAGTCTCACGGACGGGAACGGCCGGCCCCTGTTCCCCTATCTGGCCCCGGCGAACGCCTACGGGACCGCCGACGCGGTGGGGAACATCTCGAGCGTGATGGGACTCCGGCCCGCCGTGGACCCCTACATAACGCCGAATTCGTTTCTGGTGGGCGCCTCCGATCAAGCGGAGTTTTACGAGACCCCCGGAGCTCCGGTCCAGCTGTCCGTGGTGGACGTGGGGGTGGCCGGCTACAACGTGGGAGTTATCGGTATGTGGGCCGCGGCCGCCGTGGATCCCGCCGCCTTCTGCAAGATAACGAGCGTGCTCCTTCCCCTCGCGGCGCGTGGTAGCACGGAGCCGGCGCCGGCGTCAGGAGCGACGAAGAAAGCCGCTTCCTAGCGATGGTGTCACCGGGGCCGGGAGCGTGGCTAACGCTCGAGGAATATAAAGCGTGGGCCCGGATCGACGCGTCCGACGTGACCGACGATGCCGCCATAACCGAAGCGGTGGACGCCACGATGGAAGCCCTCGAGATCCGGGCCCCGGTGGCCTTCGTGACCGACGACACTGGCGCCCTGGCGGAGCCGGTGCCCAAGTCCGTCCACGAAGCCGGCTTGTTGCTCACTAACCGGCTAATGGCCCGCCGGAACAGTCCGGACGGGGTAGTGGGTGTCTCCGATATGGGGACGGCCCGGATCCTGTCCTACGACGCCGACATAACCGCGATGGTCGCGCCGTGGACGGAGATGGTCGTGGGATGAGCTCGAGCCAAGCCGCCCTAGATATCTGTGAAAAGTTGAAAGCTGCCGGCGTGCGCGCCACCACGGACGCCGGCGCCCTCAACCCCCCGGCCGTGCTCGTGGTCCCACCACGGCGGGTGTATGACCTGGCGTGCGGCTATACCGCCGTATGGAACGTCCACGCCATCGCCTCCGCGCCCACCGGCGGGGACCGCAACACGTGGGCGCAGCTGGACGAGCTCGTGGACGCCATCGCCTCCGTCTATCCCCTCGAGCTCGCCCAACCCGGGGCCTACGTGTTGGGCCCCAACACCCTTCCTAGCTACCTTGTCCAATTCTCCGAAGGGATCGAGTGATGATTAACGAATCAAGACTGATTAACGGGACGCTCCAACTAGGGCCGACCGGAACCGAAACGGACTTCTCGTGTCAGATCACGAATGTCCGGATCACGTCCGCCTACTCCGACGACGGAGACAGCGTGACGACGTTATGTGGTGACACCAAGCCGCCGCCGCGCAAGCTGGACGGACACAAACTCGAGGGAACATTGGTGCAGGACTTCGACGCCACCGGATCCGTGATCGCCTACCTATGGGCGAATGATCTCGCCGTGGTGCAATACACCTACACCCCCAACGACACGACCACCTGTCCGGTAATCACCGGGACCGTGATGATCGAGATCCCGGCCGAGACCTTCGGCGGGGACGTGAACAAGCGGATCACGTCGGACTTCTCGTGGAACATGCAAGAGAAGCCCACCTTCACGCCGCCCGTGATGGCCGCCTAGTGTTCAATCTCCGTGTCGTGGGCGGGGACGCCCTGGCCGCCAGTCTGGCCGTCGCCGCCCGTGACCTGGCCGATATGAACGAGGGATTTACCCGGGCCGCGCAGATCATCAACGGGGCCCAACGCTCGAGCGCGCCGCGCCGTACCGGCCGCCTGGCCGGCGCCATGACCATCCACTACGAAGGATCGAATAGCGCCATGCTCACGAATCCCCTGGTGTACGCCGTGCCGATCCATTGGGGCCGGCCCGCCCACCACATAGCCGCGAACCCTTACGTGATGCGAGCCGCGGACCGGACGGAGCATATGTGGACCGGCGCGCTCGAGGAAGACGCCCAACGGATCCTAAACGGGGTGCACGGTGCCTAGCTTCCGCAACGAAGTAGACCTGACCATCGACGGGGAGCGGTTCCGGATCCGGTGCAACCTAGGCGACCAACTCCGGGGGGAGCGGGCCCTAGGCCGCAGCCCGGAAAATACCCCGCTCGAGTTAGGGGTACAAGTGTGGTACTCCGCCTTCAAGCGGGCCTTCCCCGATCATCCCGCCGCCAAGGCCTTCGGCCGTTTCGTGGACGGATGCGAAGCCGCCGACGAGCTCGAGGACGAAGACACCGACCCTTTAGCGACACCTACCCCGCCGGCGGAATCGGAAGACTAGCCGTGACCCTAGCCGTACAGACGGGGGTGCCGGCTAGGGAGTGGCTACGCGATCCGGTGGCCATGGCGACCGCCGTGGAAGTGCTCGCCGAGCTCGCCGACGAGCTCGAGCATCGGACGGGGTAGCTGGTGCCGGCGAAGCTACTCATCCAGCTACTAGGCGAGTCCACGTCCGCCGTATCGGCGATCAAGAAAACTTCCGCGGCCAGCGACGAAGCTACTGGCGCGGCGAAGAAGACGGGGAGCGCGTGGTCCGGCGTAGGGAAGATCGCCGCCGCCGCCGGCGGGGCCTTCGCCGCCGCCAAGATCGTCCAGTTTGCGAAAGACTCCGTGTCCGCCGCTTCGGACCTCAACGAGTCATGGTCGAAGGTGGGGGTAGTTTTCGGGAAGTCCGCCGGCGAGGTTTACAAGTGGTCCGCCACGTCCGCCACCGCCATGGGCCTATCCCGCCAACAAGCCCTCGAGGCGGCTTCCACCTACGGGAACCTGGCCGTAGCGTTAGGACTCCCCCCCGCCCAAGCCGCCAAGATGAGCACGAGCCTCGTGGGCCTGGCCGGCGACCTGGCCTCGTTTAATAACGTCCCCGTGGGGGACGCCCTCGACGCCCTCCGCTCCGGCCTTACCGGCGAGGTGGAACCGCTCCGCCGTTTCGGCGTGAGCCTGTCCCAAGCCCAAGTCCAAGCCGAAGCCCTCCGGATGGGACTCACGAAAGCGCCGGTGGATATGGCCAAGGTGACCTTGGCCACCCAACGCCTAGCCCTGGCCCAAGGCAAACAAGCCGAATCCGTGAAGAAGTACGGGGCCTCGAGCAAACAAGCCCAAGCCGCCAACGTCGCCGTGGCCTCGTCCCAACAGAATCTCAGTAAAGCGATGGCCGGCGGGAAGGTGGAGCTCACCGCGGCGCAGAAAGCCCAAGCCACCTACTCCCTGATAATGAAGCAAACGAGCGTGGCGCAAGGGGACTTCGCCCGGACGAGCTCCGGCCTGGCCAACCAACAGCGGATCGCGTCCGCCCAATGGAAAGATATGCAATCCACGGTAGGGACGGCCCTACTTCCGATCGTCCGGACCTTCGCCAGTATGCTCACGTCCACGCTTATTCCGGCCCTGACCGTCGTGGCCAAGGTGTTTAAGAACAATTCGACCGTGATTCAGATCCTCGCCGCGGCGATCGGCGCCATCATTATCGTCACCAAGATATGGACGATCACGACCGCGATCCTCAATAGCACCCTTCTCGCTAACCCCATATTCCTGGTGGTCGTGGCCGTGGTCGCCCTGGTGGCCGTGATCGTGCTCGTGGCCACCAAAACCCGCTTTTTTCAAGCGGTTTGGGCGGCTGTATCCCGGGCCATGGTCGCGGCGTGGAACGCCACCACTCGAGCCATATGGGTCGCGTGGAACGCCACCGTAGGGGCGATCGTGGGCGCGTGGAACGCGACCTATCGCGTGATCTCGTCCGTCTTTCGTGCCATCTTGTCCGCCGCTATGTCCGTGTGGTCTTGGATCAAGGGGAATTGGCCGCTCCTGCTGGGGGTGATTACCGGGCCCTTCGGCCTGGCCGTCGTGCTCATCATTCGCTACTGGTCGCAAGTGTCCGGTTTCTTCGCCGGCGTGGTGGGCGCCATCGCCGGCGTGTTCTCCCGCGTGTATGGCTACATCACCCAACCGTTTATCTCCGCCTTTAATCTGATCCGCTCCGTAGCCGAAGCCGCCCTAGGGTGGATCCAAGCCCGCGTTCAGACCGTTATGGCCGCCGTAGCGTGGGGGATCAACGCGGCCAAGTCCGTCTACAACGCCTTCGCCCGGACGTGGAACGCCATTCAGGTCACCATGCCGGCGATCGACACCCACATTCCCGGCGTGGGCAAGGTGGGCGGCTTCACCCTAGGCCTGCCGGACCTCCCCATCCTGGCCCGCGGCGGACTGTTGACCCGCTCCGGTCTCGTGTTCGCCCACGCCGGCGAAGTGATCTCGCCGGCGCCGGCCCGGGCCCGGGGCGCCGGCCCCTTGGTCCGGATCGAACACGCCCATTTCAGCGAGAAGATCGACGTGGCCACCTTCGGCCGGCGTCTGGCGTGGGAGCTCGAGACCGCGGGGGTGTGAGATGGCGGAGTGTGTCCGGCGCGCCTGGCTCGTGATGGGGACCCGTACCCTCGAGCTCGAGGACGATCTAGCCGGCTACGCGTGCACGGAGCTCAACCTTGGCTATCCGGAGGTGCGCGAAGTCTCGAGCAACCGGCCCGACGCGGACGGTACGGACGACCGGACGAGCCTGATGGGGGCCCGGGCCGTGTCCGCCAATATCCGGGCCTACGGCGGGGCCGCCACCCCTGACGAGATCGGGGCCCTGTTCGCGCCTTTCATGCTGCCGAGCGCGCGGCCGGAGCTCCACTACGTGTTGGACCGCCCTGGCACGCCAGAGCGTATGTGTACCGTCCGGGCCTCCGGCTACGCCTGGCCGATCACCGGAAAGCGGGACCGGGACATACAACTAGGTTGGGTGGCTTCCGATCCGGTGATGAGAGATCCGGCGGCCCGCTCGAGTGTGAGCCGGAGCGGATCCACCACGATCCCCGGCCGGGCCTATCCCCTCCACTTCAATCGCATCTATCCGGTGGGCGGGGGGGCCGCCACCACGGGGGAGATTGTCTCCCCTGGCGATGTTCCGGTCCGTCCACTCGTCCGGATCTTCGGACCGATCACCGATCCCCGCGTGGACTTGCAAGTGATGGACCCGGCCGAACCGCTGGCCACCTACTCCCTAGCCTTCGTGGCCGGCTTCCGGATCGACGCCGGCGAGTGGGTGGACGTGGATACCGACCGGAAGACCGTCTTCCGGAACAGTGACCCCACCCAATCGGCTATGGCGGATATGGACTGGCAGACCTCTACGTGGCCGGTACTTCCCCCCTCGCCGGCGCTTACCTATCTCAACCTGTACGGGGATTCCACGAGCGGGGTAACCCAAGCGGAAGCCACTTGGACGGATGGGTATCTGACGTGACCGACGTTCCCCCGGACCGCGCGAGGTGGAGACTCACCGTCCACCGCCGGGACTTCGCCGCCCTGGCCTACGCCGGCGACACGGGGATTACGGAGCTCGCCGACGCCCGCAGCCGGCGCCTCGAGCTCGCCCTAAACACGCCGGCGAAACTTACCTTCACCGTGGACGGCCGATCGGCGGCCGCCGTCTACGTCCAAGAGCTCACCACGGAGATCATGGCGTGGCGGTGGGACGCCGCGCTCGAGCGGGATCGCCTGATGTTCCGCGGCGTGGTCTCCCAATCGGAAGACACCATCTCCGAACAAGCCCATACCGTGAACTTCACCGCCCACGATTACCTAGCCGTGCTGGTCCGCCGCTACCTGACCAACCCGGCGGACCGCTCGTGGGCCCAGAAGGATCAAGACGATATCGTGGCGGACCTGTTGGCCACCGCCCAAGCCGGCGCCAACTCCGCCGGAGCGGCTTTCACCCCCGGATCTCATCTCCCCCTGGCCGTCGCCCTCACCAATCCGGACGGGACCGCTCGAGCCACCAAGTCCGGCCGGCTACGGGACCGCACCTACTCCGGACAACAGTCCATAGGACAAGCGATCATGGATCTAGGGGCCTGCCTAGACGGATTCGATATCGACGCCGCGCCGGCCGCCGACACGGACGGGATCGACCATCTCCGCATCTTCTACCCCTCCCAAGGGATCTCGAGGCGGGACGTGGTATTGGCCTATGGCTCGAGCGTGGCCGCCGCGACCCGGACCGCGAGCTCCGCCGATTACGCCAACTACTGGCGGGTGATCGGCGACAGCGGTGGGACCGAAGGGGCCCCGCAGCTGTACGCCGAAGCGTGGAACGCCGACGCCAACGACGTGGGCCGGATCCCGGTGGGACTGTGGCAAGGGGCCGCCAACGAATCGGACGTGAAGGTGGCCGCCACCCTGAAAGAGAAAGCGGACGGGGACCTCGAGCGGAGCGGGGCCCTGGTGCCGGCCTACACCCTGACACTCCGGCCCGGATGGCCGGCGCCGAACCTAGGCGATACCGTCCCCCTCGAGATCCGCTCCGGCCGCCTAGACGTGTCCGCCACCGTGCGCGTGATGGGACTGAATTACGTGATCGGCGACGACGGACAAGAGGACCTGGAGCTCGAGGTGGGCCGGCCCGCCCTTACCCTGTCCGCCCTGTTCCGCCAACAGAAGCGCGACATAGACGCCCTGGCCCGGAGGTGACCTCGTGACCCGCTACGCCCCGCAATGGCTACAGTCCGGAAGCTACGCCGCGTCATTGGACCGCCGGCTAATCGGAGCCCTATGGCCGGCGCCGGCGTGCTCCGGCGTGGCGGTGACCGCGGTGGGGACGGGGATGGATCTCCACGTGGATCCTGGCCAAGTGGCCGTCCCCTCCCCCAATAACACCGGGTCCGTGTTGTGCACCTCCGACGCCATCGAGACTGTCACCCTGGCGCCGGCGCCGCCGGCGAACACGGACCGCGTGGACCTCGTGGTCTGCCATCCCCGCTCCGTGGACCTAGACGGATCCTCGAGCCAAGAGGACTTCATCTTCGAGGTGGTCGCCGGCGCCGAGGGGGCCCCGCCAGGTGTAGCGCCGGCCGTGCCGGCGGGGACGGTAGCCCTGGCGCAAGTCCACGTGGTAGGCGGATCGGCCACCATCGCGGCGGGGAACATCACTGACCGCCGGCCGCCGGGCCTGGCCATTCCCACTCCGGCGACGATCGCCAAGTACGGGATGCGCGCTAGCGCCGGGGCGGTGACCTCGCCGGCGACCGCCAGTACCGCGCAGAAGGTGCCGCTCGTGAAGGTGTATGACCAAGCGAACGCCCTCGCCAACAGCACCTATACCTGCCCGGTAGCGGGGCGCTATCTGGTGCGCGGTTCGGTATCGGCGTCCGTGAATAACGGCGTGAACGTCAACTGTCGCCTCTACCGTAACGGGGCCGCAGATACCATCTACGGCGCCGCGAACGCCTACCCGTCAAGCGCGGCAACCGGGGTGCAGGCTGTCGCCCTCATTATGTGCGCGGCCGGCGACACCTTGGAGTTGTGGTGGCAGACCACCGCGGCCAGCATCCCTATGCGCGCCGTGGCCAGCGAAGCGTATTTGGCCATCGACTATTTGGGGCCCACCTAAGGAGGAACCTTGTCCTATCAAGCCCAAGCGCAGCTATCCGCCGATAGCACCTTTAACGGCCGGAGCCAAGCCGCCGCCACCCAACAAGCCGGCATCTTCATAAACGACCAACGGCCGGACTTCGTGGCCGCCGCCCACGCCGTACTCCGGGCCGATCTCGACGTGTTGTCCGCCTTCGTGCGGACCAACGCCGCCGGCCCTGGCATCGCCGACAAGGTGGACAACGGGGACGGGACGATCTCACAAGAGAACGTGACCGACGCCGACCTGTTGAGCCTCACTCAAGCGAATTGGCCCACGGTGGCCGCCCTCTACTTCACGCCGGACGGTACCCCGATATGAGCGGGCCGGAGCTCGAGCGGGAACGCTTCACGGGCGAGGTGGAGTGGCCGGCGCCGGCGCCGGAGCCGGAGCGCGAACGCGCCGACGATCACCGGGGCCCGCTCGACCGCCTGGCGGACGTGGAGTGGCTCGAGCCGGACGATCCCCGCCGGCGGGAGCTCGAGGGGGAACAAGTGTTGAGCGATGGCGCCCACGGACGCGAGGTGGACGAGCCTTGACCCTCGAGCGGATCGCCATCCCCTCGCCGAACTACTCGAGCCGGGGCGGGGCCGCCGTCCGGCTTATCGTGATCCATACCGCGGAAGGGGCCCTGACGATCGAGTCCCTAGGCAACTACTTCGCCTCGAGCTCGTCCGGCGTGAGCTCCCACGCCGGCGCCGATGACAAGCCCAACACCATCGGGGTATATGTCCGCCGGGCGGACAAAGCGTGGACCCAAGGGGACGCCAACCCCTACTCCGTGGCCCTCGAGCTCTGTGGCTTCGCCGGGTGGGGGCCGGCGGAGTGGGACGCCCATCCCGTCATGCTCGAGAATTGCGCCAAGTGGATCGGCGAGGAAGCCGCCGCCTTCGGGATCCCGCTCCGAGCTCTATCCGCCGGCGAAGCCCAAGGCGGGGCCGCCGGCGTCTGCCAACATGTGGACCTAGGCGCGGCCGGCGGGGGACATTGGGACTGTGGCCCCGGCTTCCCTATGGCGCGAGTGTTGGAGATGGCCGGCGGCGCGCCGGGAAGCGCCCCTTCCCCGACGCCACCGCCGGCCGCCGGCGCCGGCCCGCCCTTCCCTGGCGTGTTGCTCGTGAACTACCACGAGGGGGACGGGACCGCCACGTGGCAAGCCCGCATGGCGGAGCGGGGGTGGGCGATCGCCGTGGACGATTGCTACGGGAACGAGTCGGAAGGGATCTGTCGCCAGTTCCAAGCGGAGAAGGGCCTAGCCGCCGTGGACGGGATCGTGGGCCCTGACACGTGGGCCGCGGCGTGGGTGCTTCCCGTCACCTGATCGCGTGCTTACCGCGGGGGAGTGGCTCGCCCTAGGGATCGCGCTAGGGAGCCTGGCCACCGTCGTGTCCATGCTGGCCGCGGCGGAGCTCGAGCGCCGGCGCCGGAGGATGGAGCGCCGGCGAAGGCCTCCGCCGGCGGACTCCGAAGGTGGGGAGCCGGACTGAGCGACCGTGAGCGCCGGCTAGTAATCCTGCTGATCTTCGTGGCGATCGCCGCCGGCGCCCTCGCCCTGGCGGAGCTCGCCGTCGTGCTCGTCCGGGCCCTGTCCGGCTAGCGGACATTCCGTCCGGCTAGCGGACTCGCGTGACGCGCTCGTGACGCGCGTGACGCGCTCATGACGCGCCCGGAACACAACAAGCCGCACCTTCGCACCCCACGCCGTCACAGTCCGTCACAAGGGAAAGTGCTGGTCACCGGCCCTGTTTGGCCAAAACTGCTGGCCAGCGGATCGGCCGTCATACCCCCGTGCCATGATGTTCATGAACATGGCCGCCCCGGGGGATACGTGCTGGTCAGACCCTAAATCGCGCCGCCGGCGCCGGCGTCCGTGACGCGCTCGTGACGCGCTCGCCAGACTGACGCCACCGCGGCCCGGGCCCGGGCCGGCGTGGTCTCGAGGGGGTGCGCGTACATATCGGCGGTGATCGAAGGCCTCGAGTGGCCCAAGAGCTCCGCCACTTCGGCGACGGACAAGCCGGCCGCCAGCGCCGTGGACGCGAAGAAGTGGCGGAGATCGTGGAGCCGCACGCCGGCGAAGCCGGCCCGGGCCGCCTGGCGCTTCCACGTGTCGTCCGCGGCCCGATGCGAGATCGGGGCCCCGTCTGGCCGGTGGAAGATCAACCGGCCCTCGCCGGCCGGCCGGCCCTCCTGGTCGACCACCGCCACCGCTGGCCCTAGGGGGTGCTCCGCCAGGTGCGCGGCCAAGAGCTCCACCGTGTCTTCGTCCAGCGGGACCGTCCGCCTAGAGCTCGCCGTCTTCGGATCGAGGATCACCGCGCCGCGGACCATCTGGCGATCCACGTGGAGCTCTTTACGGAGGAAGTCCACTTGCTCCGCGCACAGACCCAAGAGCTCCGCCGGCCGGAGCCCGGTCCGGGCCCCGAAGGGCCCTAGGAACGCCCACGCGGCGGGGAGCCGGGCCGCGATGGCCAAGATCCCATCTCGAGGCGGGGGGACGATCCGGCGCCGCTCTACCTTCTTCGGGAGCGTGAGTCCGTCGCACGGATTGTCACCGCGTAGCTTGTCCGCCACCGCCGCCGCGAACAGTCCCCGGACCCACGTCCAGTCCGTCCGCAGCGTGCCGGCGCCAAGCGTGCCACCGCCGCGGCCGGCCGCTTCGCTGCGAGCCTTCATCCAGCCCCGGATATCGGATTGGCGGACCTTCACCAAGGGCCGCGGGCCGATCAAGTCCACGAGGGGGGCGAGCGCCGCCGCCACGCGCTTGGCGGAGCCGGTGCGGTGGATCTGAACCGCCGTCCACTCCGCCACGTACTCCGCCACCGTGACCCGCGAACCGCGCGGATCGAGCTCCGTACCCGTGATCTTGTCCGCTTCGATCTTCACCGCGAATTCGTCCGCCGCCTTCTTGTGACCCTTCGGGAAGGTCTTGGACAACGGCCGGCCGCCGCTCCGGTAGCGGACGCGGTAGCCGCGCACCTTCCCCACTTCGTCATAAAGAGCCTTTACGCTGGCCATTGGGTCGATTCCCTTCCATGCCTAGGGGATCCGATCCGGGATCCGGCCCGCTCGCTATAGCGGGCCGGTTCCATTGTACGGGGCCCTGACCTGCGTCTACCCCCACCTACATCTGTAGTTGCGGCTAGAACCATCTACACATGGCGGCTTCCCCACGGTATGGCCGGGCTATCAACGTAAACCTGACCCCCGAAGCCCGCGAGGGGTGGCAAGACCTGGCCGACACCTACGGGGCCGACGTGACCGCCTTACTCGAGGTGATCGGCGTCCGTCTGGCCGCCGGCGGGATCCGATCGCTTCGCTTGGACGAGATCGGCCGGGCCGCCCGTGAGCTCTCCGCGGCCCGCCGCCGTAGGTCCACGTAGGTCCGTCTATCCAGACGGCTCGCTAAGGGCCTTGTGACGCCCTGTGACGCCCTGTGATCCACAGTTACGGCCGGGGCGCTGACCTGCAATTTCCACCGGAAATTCACAGCCTGTGACCCCTTGTGCCGGCCGGGTGCCCGGGTGTACAATGGCCCGGAGCCACCACAGCTAGTCACCATCCGACCGCAGAAGTGGCGGGACTCGAGCGGCCGGCGGAGATCGGGGAAGGATCGTGACCGTTTCTCGTTTACGCAAATTGCCGAGCCCAGAAGCCCAAGAGCTCGAGCCCTTCAAGGTGGTTTGTCGCCGGCTAGGGATCCACCCCAATACCGGCTACAAGTTGCGCCGCGAAGACCGCTTCCCCTTCGAGGTGATCGAGGTGGGCGACCGCTTCTACTGCCGTACGGGGGACGTGGACGCGTTGCTCCGCGACCGGGCCCGCGTCGGATGACCTCGAGCGAACCGGCGACGGGGGAGCTCGTCCCCCTGGCCGTAGGCCGGCTATCGCCCACCGAAACGCGCGAGCGCGCGCTATGGGTGCGGGAGGTGACCAAAGCCGCCTTGGTGGAGGGGACGGACTACGGGATCTTCCCTGGTACCGATCGGCCGGCGCTTCTCAAGCCGGGCGCGGAGATGTTGCTACTCGCCGCCGGCCTTGGCTTCGCCACCGTGCGCGGCTCGGTGGACCTCGACGCGGACGGCCGGCGATTGGGGGTGTACTACAAGACCACCGTCCGGCGCGGGGACGTGATCGTGGCCGAGTGCGAGGGGTACGCCGGCTATGACGAGTCGCGGTGGTTCCGATCAGCGGAAGACTCCGAGAAGCTCGAGCGCGAATACGCCAAGCGGGACAAGCGCCCGCCGCGTCCGGAGCGATTCGTCGAATACCGGGCCCCGTGGAACACCCTGGTCAAGATGGCCCAGAAGCGGGCCCTGGTGGGCGCCACCCTGAACGCCACCGCCGCGTCCGGCCTGTTCGTAGTGGGGGACTCCGACGATGATGAGATCGGCCCCGGGTCCGGCGCTGGACGGGGAAGTCCGCCATCCACGGGCCCGGGCCGCTCGAGCTCGAGCGATCGCGTCCCCGATCACGTCCACGACGAAGCGCCAGAAGCGCGCGGCTACCGGTGATCCGCGACACGCAACTATCGCTAATCGAGGGGATGGAGCGGCCCGTGGGCCCTGTCCCACAGTCCGTCATCGGCGGATCTAACGCCGAGCTCGTCCGGCGGATCGCCCCGCTTTACCTGACGGGATCCGTGCTGGACGTCACCTACGGGAAGGGCCGATGGTGGGAGCTCTACCGGCCGGAGCCCTTCGCCTTCCACGATCTCGAGGTGGACGGGGTGGACTTCCGGGCCCTTCCCTACCCGCGCCGCTCGTGGGACGCCGTGACCTTCGATCCGCCCTATGTGGAATCGGGAAGCCGGGACACCTCGAGCCGGCGGGACTTCCTCGACGGCTACGGACTAGGGACCCAATCGGACGAGCGGGTGGACCCGGCGGAGACAAGGGCCCTTATGGTGTCCGGCCTTCTCGAGTGCTGCCGGGTGGCGGAATGTTGGGTGCTCATGAAGTGCATGGAATATGTGGCCTGGCACCGCTTCCACGATGCGCCCACCCTGGCGATCAACGCCGCCGCCGGCGCCGGATGGGAGCTCCATGATCGGATCGTGCACGCCACCGGCGGGGGGATCGGCGGTGGTTACCGGATCCGAACCGTGAAGCGGTGCCAACGGGCCCACAGCTATCTACTGGTGTTCTCGAGGGGCCGGCGGTGAGGCGCGCGATCATCGCTTGGATGAAGTGGTGGTGGCATCTGTGGCGCGTCCACCGGGCCGTCTATGTGGCCCACGAGCGGGGGGATCCGATGGCCACCGCTCGAGCCGTGCAACTACTCGAGCGGATCCGGATCGGCCGGCCGTGGTCTCCGCCGTAGACAGAAGGGGCCGGCTTCGTGGGAGAAGCCGGCGCCCTGGCTACCGAGGGGGGAAGCCGCCGCCGATCGTACCTAGAGGGGAAGGGAACATGGCGGACACCGAAGACGGAGCACGCCGCGCCAACCTGTTGGGAGACCTCGAGATCCTAAATATGGAGCTCGCCCGGATGCGAGTGGCGCCGATCATCTCCGACGCCGCCGCTTCGCTCTATCCCGTGGACGACCTCCCCGCCCTAATCGCCGCGACCCGCCGCCACCTTCGCAAGACGGCCGCCGATCTAGGCGGACTGTGACGTGTCGTGGGAGCTCGTCTTGTGGGCGCGAGACGCGCCGGTGGACCCCACCGCCCGCCACGTGCTAATGGTGATCGCCACCCACGCCAACCGCTACGGCCGGGCCTGGCCCTCGAGCGACACCATCGCCCACGAGACCGGACGCCATATCCGCACCGTGATTAAGGCGGTGGATCGGATCGAAGAAGCCGGCGTGATTGACGTGATCCACAGACGGGGCCGATCATGCGAATTCGTGTTTCCACAAGATCCACACCCCTGGCGTAGCGCCCCTAACCCCTGGCATCCGGCCCTAAACCCCTGGCGTAGCGCCACACATAAGAACTTAGAAGAACTACAGAAGAACGCGCCGGACGCCGGCCGCTTCACTACGTGGCGGCCCGCCGGCGAAACCCAAGACGCCGGCCCGGTGGATATGCGGGCCCTACTCGCCGGCATGAAAGCCCAACTAGCGGCCCGCTCGAGCAACCCGGAAGGCATGGCCGGAGATGACCGACACCCCTAACAGCGAACTAGCCGCCGCCCTCGAGCGATTGGCGGACGGACAAGACGATCCGTTGGGCCGCTTGCTCACCGAAGCGGCCGGCCGAATCCGATTGCTATCCGACGCGGTCCGCCGCCTAGGCCTGACCGAAGCCCGACACGCCGCCACCTATGAACGAGTGGCCGGCGTGTTGCTTACTCAGATGGTGGTGGACGGGTGTAGTCGGACCACGGGGGAGCTCTTGGATCTATTGCGGTGGATGGACGAGCTCGAGGTGGCGGACGCGTGATGGCCCGGGCCCGGATCCGGATCTATGTGGACGGCCGGATCGTGGACGATACGGACGTGGTATTGGGGGTGGGGGCCCGGGATCTCATTGGGGTACTAGGGGCGCGGCATGGCGCGATAGCGCAAGAGGCGGAGAAGTCCGGCCGGCGGTGGATGATCGAGATCGTCTGGCCGGATGGGGAACATCTCCGATGGGGGACGGACCCGGATCCGATGGTGCTCCCCCTCGAGGTGGGACTAGCGGACCTCGCCGCACGGATAGCGGATCTCTACGATTGAACGGAGGTTGATATGGCCATAACTGCAAGTCAACGGGCCCGCCTACCACGGGGGGCCTACGTCTATGGGCCCCGCTCGCCGGTGGGCGGGAAGGGCCGCAAGGCTTACCCGATCGACACGCCGGCCCGGGCCCGTAACGCCCTCGCTCGCGCCGCGCAGCGGGGGACGAGCGGAAGCTACCGGACCGTGGCTCGAGCGGTGCGGGCCCGGTACGGGAACCGGATCGCCAGCGTGGGCCGCCGGCGTGGCACCGTGAGCCGGGCCGGCTACGCCCGGGCCGGACGAGCGCGCCGGCGGTGAGCCACGATCCTCGAGCCGCCTGGCTAGCCGCCGAGCTGGAGGATCATCCCGGCGTGAACCTTCACCTAGACGGACACTCCGCCTTCACCCTGGCCGGCGTGATCCAGCTGGCCCTACGTCATCCCGCCCTGTCCGTGGCCGGGCCTATCCCCGCACAGATGCGAGACCTCGTGGGCGCCATCGCCGAAGGCCTGGGCCCCGGCGTGGCCGCCGTGGTGGAGATGGGATGGGACCCGGCGAACGACGTGGACGAAGCCGATGGCTAGCCGCGGTGACATAGCCACGCCGGCCGCCTTCGCCGAAGCGATCGCCAAGGTGGCCGCGCCGCTTGGCCTCGAGCTCAACGCCATCACGTGGAAGGTGACGCCGGACAAGGGATCCGTGGTCACCGTCCGCCTTGTCAGTGAGACTCCGCAGCTGTCCCTATTCACCGAACCGGGGCCGCTGTGAAGCGGGACCGGGCCGCCATGCTCGCCGCCCTGGCCAAGGGCCGACACACCTACGTCCCCGGCCGCCAGGATGACCGGGCTCGCACCGTGTGCGCCTTGTGCGGGGGAGTATGGGAGGATCCCCGCCACAATCGGGGACCTGGCAAGCGCCGCACCTCGAGCCCTCGAGTGATCCCGTGACCGCTATGGAGCCGCCCGAAGGTTCGGAGCCGGAAGGGCCCGGTATGGGTAAGCCGTGGGTACCGCGGCCGGGTGTCACCTTCCTAGCCTTCGGGGCCTACGTCCGCTCACTTGTAGCCCTCAAGCCGCCGCCACCCCGCGGCCTAGTTGGCATGGACGTCAAGGGGAAGTGGAACCACGGAGCGGAAGACACCCTGTCCATGATCGCTTCACCGGACACCATCCGCGAATGGGCGGACGCCATGCTCGAAGCGGCCGACGCGGCCGAACGTGACGAAGCACAAGTGAAGCGGGAGTCCGGTGCCTAGCAATCCCCGATGGTCTCGAGCGTGGGCGAAGCGCCGGCGGATCGTGCTCGAGCGGGATGGGTACCGATGCGCCCTCGAGTATCCGGGGTGCGAGGGGGTGGCGACCCACGTGGACCACGTGGTCCCCCGCAAGTACGGCGGGGGTGACGAGCTCACCAATCTCCGGGCCGCCTGCCGCCGGTGCAACCTACGGCGGGGGGATGGCACCGCTCCGATAGGGGAGCCGGCGTCGGCGTGGTAGACGGGGACCTCGAGGACCTCGAGCGCCTGGCCCTCGCCGAACTCCGGCGCCGCATGGCCCCGCCCTACCGTCCGGACTGGACACTGATCGCCTGCCGTGCGTGCGGCCGGCGAATGTACGACGACGACGGACGCCACGTCCACCGCTGGTGGTGGGACTGGTGGGGTGGTGGGGGGGTGGCGCGCCGGCGCCGAGCGCGA